CGATGCCCGCGCGGCGGGAGCCGGGCGCTGACGCCCCGTTCCCCAAGACGGCGGCGGCTGCTGCCGCTGCAGCGCAGTTCGGCCATCTGGCCGGCATGCCTCAGCTTGACGGCAACCCGGTACTGTCTCAGACCGAGCAGGCGGCGCGCGCCGCTGTCGCCGATGAGACAGAGCGGGACAACATGGGCTTCATCGACACCGCCCGTGCGCAGTTCATGCACACCGGGATCATCGGTGCCGCCCTGAAGTCCGCCGAGCGTGCCGACATGGAGACCGACCCGTCATGGGTCGTGCCCGAGGCCGCAATCGCCGGCCTGTCGGAGGACGACCAGCAGGTGCTGCTGTCCTCGCGCTCGCGCCCTGAGTTCGAGCGGCTGCAGGACGAGTTGAAGTGGGAGAAGGAGGACCTACGCAAGGCCAGCCTGAACGGCACTGGCTACATGATCGCTGCCGGCATCTTCGGTGGTCTGCCCGAGGGCTACATCACCGGCATCGGCGCAGCCAAAGCGATGGCGATGGCCGGCAGGGGTGCCATGCAAGCGGCGAGGGCTGGGCAGTACGGTACGGCTGTGGGCCGGTCCCTGGTTGAGAACGTGGGCGGCAACGTCGCCACCGCGCTGGCCGAGGACCTGATTACCGACCGCGTGTCGGGCCTGGACTACGCCGTGCAGGCTCTAGTCGGCGTGCCCTTCGCTGGCATCGACGCGATACAGATGCGTGGCGTGTCCCTGGACGCGCACGCCAAGGCTGCGGTGCAGAAGGCCATCGACCGGCAGGTGGAGATTGCCGATCAGGCAGTCAAGAACCTGGGAGACGGAGCGACGCCGGATCAGGTGCGCGCCGAGATGGACCGCATGGAAGCGGCCGACATGAAGGCCGACCTAAAGCAGGCGCAGTCGAAGCCGGCGAAGCGCGAGGCCCTGCTGCCTGACCTTGAGAAGGCGGAAGCCGACGAGGTGGCAGCGATGAAGGCCGAGTCCGAAGAAGGTACACAAACTTCGGACGTGTCGCCGGAATCCACGAAGTCGGACACGTTCGACCTGGACCTGGAGAACATGGGCATCCTGCCGCCGTCGCCCATCAAGGGCGGGCCTGTGGAGGACCTGAAGATCGCCAACGGGGGCATGCTCAACCCGTGGAACCTGATGGCTGAAGACAAGCTGTCAGTGGCGATGTACGCCCCCAACAACATGGGGACCCTGAACAAGTTGCTCGACGGGATGTCGCGCGTTCAGGACGAGGCTACGTGGGTACCTGGGGTCGTCGCTCACCCGAGCACGCACCCGAAGCATCTGGAAACGCTGCAGTGGCTGCACAAGAACTTCCTGCCTGACTCCACGATCTTCATTCGTGGTGATCTGAAGCAGGCCGGTGTCGGCGGCGACGCTACCCGGCTGGCGAAGGGCGGGGTGATTCGCATGAAAGCCGACGCCCCGATCAGCACGATCATCCATGAGTTCGGGCACCTGCTCGTGACTCAGCGGGTCGGCAAGGTCAAGCCAGAGTTGGCGGACGGCATCAAGCAGTTCCACCGCATGTGGCTCAAGCGGTTCACAGGCGAGGACGGCCCTGTGCGCCCGCTGCCTGACGGCATGCCTGACCGCATGGGCGCAGCGATGGAGCGCAGCCTGCCCAACGATGCGACGAAGTACGCGGGCGGCTGGCTGAAGAAGCAGAACTTCTCGTTCTTCGACTACCTCGCCGAGAACGTGGACCGAGTGACCGGGCAACCCCTGGACATGGAGTTCCGTGGCGGACAAGCCGACCCGGCCAAGACGCGGCAGCAGGCAAAGGACTACTGGCCCAACTTCGATGAGATGTCGGCGGAGCAGTTCGTCAAGTACATCGAGGCAACGCTGCGCAAGGAGAATGACTGGAAGCCGGTCGCTATCCCGAAGGCTGTGGCCGAGTGGGCGCTGAACCTATGGCGCGAGTTGACCAGCCTGTTCCAGAAGGCCAAGGACTCTGGCTACCTCAACGCGGATGAGTCGTTCGTCAAGTTCTTCGAGGCTGTGCGCAAGCAGGCCAAGGCGACCAACACGAAGATGAGCCGAGAGGCTGAAGGCAAGAACCCGTTGCGCGATGACCCGATCCCTGTGGGAGAGGCGACTGAAGTAATGGGGTCCGAAGCGCGGACGCAACCGTTCCCCGCCCGCAAGGGCGTGGGCCTCGCGTTCATGCAGGACCCAGTGGCTGTGAAGTTCGGGCTAGACAACCTGCCAGTAGAGACACCGCGCCAGCGCGCCGAGGTCAAGGCTCTGATCGAGTTGTACCGCAAGGCGGACGACCCGGAGGCCCCGTGGAACAACATCCCGGATGGCTACGTCAAGACCTTGACCGACAACAGCGTGTTCAACGTGGCCTCGACTGGCACGCTGATGCTGAAGTCTCAGAACCCGGTGGCTCGCATGATCGCGGCGACGCTGATTGAGAGCACCACCGGAGCGGCTGGGCGTAGGCCCACCGCTGCCCTGGGCAAGTTCATGAACGACCGGCGCATCGTGGGCAACGCCATCAACGACGTGCAGGACCTGTACTCGCAATGGCGCAACCAGCATGGCGGCGGCGTGGCGAAGGACTACCTAAACGGAGAGCACTGGCAGAAGTTCAACCGCCTCGTTGCGGAAGAGATTGAATGGCGGCGAGTCAACGATAAGAGCAGCGACAATCCTAGCCCATACGCGGACACCGTTCGCAAGGCTGCGGACAAGATCGAGGCCGCGTACGACCGCGCTCGCGTCATGCAGATCGACAACAAGACGAGTGGCTGGGCCAGCCTGAAGGACACGTCACGAGGGTACATGCCGCACCGGCTGTCGGGCGCCAAGATCATCAACATGAGCAAGGCCGAGGCAGACGCCTTCCACAGCGCGCTGGTTGACCAGTTCGTGTCGGTGGAAGGTTGGGACATCAGCTTCAGTGCGAACCTCGCAGCCAAGTACCTAGACCGTGCGCGCATCCGCGCGCGTGGCGGGAACGTGGTGCCGGCACACGTCTACCATCCCGGCGCTGCCGATGTGGTGGAGGACGCGCTCAAGGCTATGGGCATGACGGCCGATGAGGTCCGCGACCAGATGGCGAAGTACACGCGCGGCGCTGCCGGGCACACCAAGAAGCGGTTGGAGATTGATCTGCTGCAAGTCCACAAGGACGGCGACAGGAGCTTCACGCTGATGGACCTGTACGACACCGACCAGCTTGCACTGCTGCGCCACCAGGGGCAGCGGGTTGCTGGGGAGGCGGCGCTGGCCGGCTACGGCATCATGGGCAAGCCAGGGCTCGACCTTGTGCGACGCGGCCTGATGTTCGGCAGTGACAACGGCAAGGTGCAGGCGAAGGAGCTTGAGGCGTTCGATCAGATCGGCGCTGAGTTCCTGGGCGACCCGTACGGCAACTACGGCGGCAAGTGGCTCAACCGTGCGATCACGTTCAATTCGCTTGCGAGGCTGGGCGGCATGGGGTTCACGCAGTTCGCGGAGGCCATCAACATGGCGGCGCACCTCGGCGTAGGCAAGGCACTCAAGGGCGTGGCGTCAATGCCGCGTCTACGGGCCGAGGCCATCGCACTGGCGCGTGGTGAGAAGGTGGACAACCCGATCATCAGCAGCATCGAGGTCATGGGCGGGGCAGAGTTCGGCACCGACGCCTACAAGATGGTGTTCCCGTTCGACGCACCGGACCTGCAGTACCAAGTCAGTGGTCACGACACCGTGACCCTGGCCGACAGGTTGCTGAGGGGCGGGCAGCACGCGCAGGCGAAGCTGTCCTTCTGGCGCGCCATCCACGGTGCGCAGCAGCGCGCTGCGGCCGAGCAGATCGTGCACAAGGCAGTGAAGTACATCCGCGACAACGTGGAGGACATCGCCTTGACCGACATGGGCTTCACGCCGGATGTTCGCATGGCGCTGCAGGCGCAGATGGCGAGCGTGGCTAAGTTCGACGCGAACGGCAACCTCATGGAGTTCGACATCACCAAGATGGAGGGCGACGCGGCGGATGCCTTCATCCAAGCCGTGCACCGTGGCGCAGGCCAGATCATCCAAGGCACCTACATCGGCGAGACCGGTAAGTGGGCGCACGATGGTTGGTTGCGGATGCTGACGCAGTTCCGCACGTTCTCGATCACATCGGTCGAGAAGCAGTGGGCGCGGCAGCGAAACAACCGTGGCGTGGGCGTAGCCCTCGGTATCCTGATGGGCAGCATGTCCGCAGCGGCGCCGATCTACGTGGCCCGCGTGTACGCACAGAGCATCGGTCGGCCTGACCGTGAAGAGTACCTTGAGAAGCGACTGGCGTGGGATCAGGTGGCGCGAGCCACGTTGAACTACGTCGCCATGTCGGGCCTTGCGGGAGACTTCGCGGATGCGCTGAGCACGACGACTGGCGTCGGCAAGAGCACCGGTGGCCGCAGCGGCGGCAACGAGACTGAGTTCGTAGGCACTGTCGTGGCACCCGCAGCGGGGCTGGCAGACGACCTATGGCGCGCTGTGCAGAACAGCAAGGACGGCACGAATGTTCACGACCTCGTGAAGAACCTGCCGTTCACGAAACTCCCGTGGTTGGTACCTGCAGTGAACCTGCTGGACGAGTAACTGATCCGGGACCGTTAAAGCACCCCGGCCCTCTATGGGCTGGGGCTTTCTTTGGAGCAAGACATGGCATCAACCCTAGTCCGACAACTGTATAGCCGGTCCGTCTGGATTGCGGACGGCGCCACGACCATCTGGAACTTCCAGTTCACGGGTGGCTACATCGACACGACGCATATCCGGGCCTTCGTCCGCAACGTCACAACCAACGAGCTTGAGGCAGTACCCTTCAACGTCGCTACCGACTTGATCGGACCCTTCCAGCTACAGATCGTACCCGCCATTCCGGCCGGTCAAGAATTCACAATCCTGCGGGACACCCCGAAGGACCTACCCATCGTTGACTTCCAGGACGGTGGGCGCATCACGGAGACTTCGCTCGACACCAACGCCAAGCAGGCGGTGTTCATCGCAGCGGAATCCATCGACGCGATCCTGGTCGATCAGCTTGGCGCTACTGCGACCGAGGACGACTGGGGCTACAAGTCGCTGAAGCAAGAACCCTACAGCGGAGCTAGCACCGTCAGCGTGATCGACAATGGTCGGTCGCACTACAAGACGGACGGCACTCAGGTTTCAGTACCTGATAGTCTGAAGGTCACGTTCCTCACTACCATCATCAACGACAGCACTGGCGACATGACAGTCCTCTTCCCTGGCGGGAACGCGGTACTGCAAGGGTCAGGTGACTCAGTAGGGGCCGCGAGCTTCGTACTGGGTGCGCGCAGTCTGCTCTCCCTAACTAAAGTCGCCGCAGGCCGGTGGTTCATCTCTGGAAACGCATCATGATCGCAACCACAAACTCCCCGTTCCACGAGGCGATGCCCGCTGTGCTGAAGACAGCACCAGCGGTTGCAGTGACTGGCGTTTCAATCGCTGGCGTTGCACTGCAGGACTGGGTGTACTTGCTGACCATCGTGTACCTGCTGTTGCAGATCGGAGTCCTCATCGTGGGCAAGGTCCGTAAGGGCCGGCGTGGGCGATGACTGCGGTCCAGCAGTATTGGCTGCTGCCCCCGCCACCGTACAAACTGGTGAGCGACCTCTACCCGTACTACCTGAAGGAAGAGACTGAACTAGCGGGCGACTGGATAGGTGGACTCTGGTTCTCTATGTTCGGCCCCGAAGGGACCGACCTGAACGCGGACTTCACGCTGGGGAACCTGCAGAACACGGTGCAGTACCTGACGTACACAATCCCGTGGGAGGGCGCTGACCTCAGTGCCGACTTTACGTCCGGGAACTTGGTAACGACTGTGGCCTACAAGACGTACACAATACCGTGGGAAGGCGCCGACTTGTCAGCCGACTTCACGCTTGGAGTGCTGACTGTCACGGTGGCGTACGCATCCTACACCATTCCATACGAAGCGGCTGACCTAAGCGCCGACTTCACTGCAGGGGTACTGATATGAAGATGAAATTTGGCTTGGAGGGGCGGTACCGCATCGTTGTTCGCGGCCCCGACATGAAGATCAAGCAGGACCTCCTGTTTCCTAACTTGATCCTGAACAACGGGCTCAACGGTATAGGGACAAACGGCGGCGCGTGGCACGCAGTCTTCTGCCTAGGCACCGGCACATCGACCCCGGCCGACACGGACGTTGGCCTGAGCGGGACGATAGTTAGTACCGGGACCCTTCTCAGTAACACAGAGAACGTGGTCACGGGGCAGTACGGCACACACACCATCGCTCGGCGGTTCGCCCAAGGCGCCGCGACAGGTACATGGACTGAGGTCGGCGTTGGCAAGGCCACGAACAACTTGTGGAGTCGCGCACTCATCCTTGACGGGCTGTCCCTGCCAACGTCGCTGGTCATCACGTCCATCGACATCGTGGACATCGTGTACGAATTGCGATGCTACCTGAATCCGACTGACGCTACAGGTACGCGCACCATCGGTGGCGTATCCACCAGCTACGTCATGCGCCCTCGCTCGGCCATGAGCCCAGCGCGTATGTGGAACGGTGACTGGATGAGCACGACCTGCATCGCGGGTTACGGTGCTGACATCTTCACCGGCGCGCTGAACGCTTCGTACACCGAACCATCGTCTATCTGGACGAGTCAGCAGATGGCAAGTGCGTCTACTGCCGCGTATGTGAACGGGTCGTACACCAAGGTGGCTACCCACAACTACGACATCAGTGGCGGAAACGCCCCTGGCGGCATCGCCGGAATTGGTCCGTACGCGAATGGCGACGGATGGAACGGCGGAGTCAAGCCGTTCAAGTGCAGCTTCAGTCCACCCATTGCTAAGCTCAACACACAGACCTTGGCGCTCAGCTTCAGCTACGTCTGGTCGAGGCGACCATGAGTCTCCCACGGGATGTGATGGAGAACCCCTCACGCCCAGCAGCCTTGCAGTCGCCTGACAAGTTCATCCGCCCAACGCCGCCACTCCTGGACAAGGAGTACGGCGGGGTGGCTCTGAACGACGGGGCGCAAGGGATGCTCGTGAAGGTATGGGTGGCAGAGCTTGTAGGGAACGACGTGCGAATCTACCCGGAGAACGATCCGGGCAGTTTCATCGTTGCTTTCAGCGAGGCCAACATCAGTGGGATCAGTTTGACCTTCGACCAGAACATGAACTGGGCCGTCGCCTACGAGGTCCCAGGATCGTGCAAGTTGTCGTGGTACGACACTTCCCTCCCTGGGCGCGTTGTCCTTACCATCTCTGGTGGGCGTAGCCCCTTCATGTCGATGGACGACAAGCGTGCGTTCGCCACAACTATCTCTTCCAACGACATGCTATTCTATTACATCCGTGGCAACACGGTGTACTACAGGCAGCAGGCGGACACGTTCCTGATTGAACGTGCTCTGCGTACGTTCGTTGGCCCCAACATCTCGATAAGGCGCGCCGGCATGACTGTCGGCCCCAACCTACGCATGGTGGTCGAGGTCAGCGGAGTAGACAACAGGGTATGACATGAGCAAAGCATCAGAAGACGCCCTGGGCGCATTGCACGCCGTCGTGGCTGACCAGCTTTCCACCATCATCAAGGATGGCGTGAAGGCGGTGGACAAGGAGGGCGAGGTAGTGACAATGGCCGCAGGGCCGGCGTACTTCGGGGCGGCAATCGCCTTCCTGAAGAACAACAACATCACCGCCGATCCTTCGGTGGACGAGGGCCTGCAGGAACTGCAGAAGACCCTGGCCGCGCGCAGGCGTAGCCGCAAGGACAGCCTCTCGGGGCTTGATGAAGCGGCTGCGGCCTTCGCGGCCATCAACGGGGACATGGTGCAATGAAACCACGCGAGTCAGGCGCTCTAGCGCAACGACGCTGGGCGCAACTCGCGCTGGTGCAGAAGCACTACAAGGACTTCATCGACTTCCTACACGACGTGATGGCGGAGCTTGGCTTCTCCACCACGACCATACAGGAAGAGATAGGGAACTGGATTGCGCACGGGCCACAGAACCTGATGGTTCAGGCCCAGCGGTCGCAGGCTAAGACAACGGTGGCTGCGGCCTTCGCTGTCTGGTGCCTAGTTCATAGCCCGGCTCACCGGGTCCTAATCATCAGCGCGGGTGGCACTCAGGCAACTGAGATTGCCACGCTCATCGTGCGCCTCGTGATGACGATGGAAGCCTTGGGGTGCCTACGCCCAGACAAGTCCGCTGGCGACCGCACGAGCGTGGAAGCGTTCGACGTTCACCACTCCCTCAAGGGTACCGACAAGTCACCGAGCGTGGCCTGTATCGGAATCGACTCCAACCTGCAGGGCAAGCGTGCGGACCTGCTGATCGCCGACGACATCGAGTCCTCGAAGAACAGCGCCACGGTCACGCAGCGCGCGAAGCTCTTGCACCTGACTAAGGACTTCACATCCATCAACGCGGCCGGCCGGATCATCTGGCTGGGCACACCGCAGACGATGGAGTCCATTTACAACAGCCTGCCGGCGCGTGGCGTAGCCGTTCGCATCTGGCCGGGCCGCTACCCAACCGACGCGCAGCGCGAGCACTACGGCGCGCATCTGGCCCCGAGCATCCTGGCCGCGCTACTGCGCGATCCGAGCCTGGGCAAGGGTGGTGGGCTTCTGGGGGACCAGGGCCAACCCCTCGACCCGGTGCTGCTGGACGAGGCCGCGCTTCAGAAGAAGGAACGCGACCAAGGCACGCCGTACTTCCAGCTTCAGCACATGCTGAACACCCGGCTCACCGACGCCATGCGCTACCCGCTGAAGCCCGAGCTTCTGGTGGTCCTGCGCGCGGCCGGAGAGAACTTCCCGATGGTGTGCGTGCGCGGCATGGAAGACAGCCACAAGCAGGACTACGTGGTCGCAGACCACGCCTTCCGCATGTGCGCCCCGCACGAACTCTCACGCGAGACCTCGAAGCTGCAGAGCATCTGGGCCTACGTGGACCCGGCCGCTGGTGGTGTGAACGGCGACGAGACCGCCTACGCAATCGGCGGCTTCCTCAACGGCAACATATTCCTGCTCTCCGCAGGTGGTGTGGCCGGTGGCTACGAAGAACACAAGCTGCGGCAACTTGCGCAGCGGTTGGCACGCTTCAAGCTCGACGGCGTGACCATCGAGAAGAACATGGGCTTCGGCGCGTTCCGGGCTGCATTCACTCCAATCCTTCGTGAATACCTCCAATGCGGCTTGGAGGACGACCTCGTGTCGGGTCAGAAGGAGAAGCGCATCATCGAGACCCTTGGCCCAGTGATGGGTCGGGGTGCGCTGATCGTGTCTCCTGACGTGATTGACGAAGACTCGGAGTGTTGCGCCCGGTATGGCGCCCACGTTCGACAGTCCTACAGCCTGTTCTACCAACTGTCGAAGATGACGATGGCGCGCAACGCGCTGCTTCACGACGACAGGGCAGACGCGCTCGAAGGACTGGTGCGCCACTACCAAGAGGCCATCGCGCTCGACCAGCGCAAGGCCATCGAGGCAAAGAACGCACGCGACTGGACTGAGAAGATGAAGAATCCTCTCGGCTACAATAACCACCAGGGACCGAAGTCACGGTTCGCCTCCCTCCTGCCCCGGCGTCGCCGGTAAGCATCCAACAGCCATGCCGGTCGTACCGGCCTCTCGCACAAGGAAACATCATGCGAATCGAAACCCTCAAGTCCCCCGGCCTCCTGTCCAACGGCATCGACCTGCGCATGGCCGCAGCCAAGGCCATCAGCCAAGTGGAAATCTACACCGGCAAGATCGGCGGCGCGGCCAACGACAAGGCCACCGTGCTCAATGCGTTCTTCGCGGACTGCGCCACCAAGGCCCTGGCCGGCACGGCTGCTGACGCGGCTGCGCCCACGGTGTCAACCCGTACCCAGACGTTCACCGAGCAGGTCATCGTCGTCACGTACAACGAGCCCTTGGCCCCGATTGTGCCTGACGTGTCGGCCTTCGCCATCACAAGCCCTGTCCGCACCGTTACCGGTGTGGAAGTGCGTGGCTCGACCGTCCGTGTGTCGTACTCCGGCGCCCTGCTGCTCACGGCAGACACCCCGGACATCGCCTACACGCAGCCGAGCTTCAACCGCTTGTCTGACGCCTCCGGCAACCTCGCTGCCAGCTTCGCCGCTGCTGCAGTGACCGTCGCCGCCGCGTAATGAGCACGACCCGAGTCCTCGTGGCTCGGGTTGCTGCTGCCTTGGTGCTTAGCGCGGCCGGTATTGCCGGCCTCGTTCGGCACGAGGGTATGGTCAAGGCAGTGTACCTCGACCCAGTTGGCATCCCGACAGCCTGTGTCGGGCACACCAAGACGGTCACTCGCGCGGACGTGGGCAAGCAACTCTCGGAAGAGGTTTGCCTGCGCATGCTCGACGCGGATACCGCCGACGCTCAGGCCGCAGTTCGGCGCAGCGTCACGGTCCCGATCACCCAAGAACAATACGACGCACTCGTCAGTTTCGCCTTCAACGTAGGCGGCGGTGCACTTCACTCGTCAACCCTGGTCCGCAAGCTCAACGCCGGCGAGTGCTGGGGCGCGGGCGCTGAGTTCCCTCGCTGGGACAAGGCCCGTGGGCGAGTCCTCCCCGGCCTTGTGAAGCGCCGGGCCGACGAACGAACGCTCTTTGAAACTGGTTGCGTCCCATGATCCGTCTTGCTCGTTCCCACAAGGACCTCGACGCCTGCTTGCACATGCAGGCCGTCTGCCTCGAAGCAGATGAACCCCTCAACCCGCACTCTGACGGGACGTGGTGGGTGTCTTACGACGAGCACGGATACACGGGCTTCGCCTCAGTCAGGCAGAGCCTGCGCTGGTACGACACCGCGTACTTCTCTCGCGCCGGCGTGTTACCACACGCCAGGGGCCAGGGCATCCAGCGAGACCTCATCAAGGTCAGGCTGGCATATGCCAAGCGCAACGGATACACCTGGGCGACAAGCGACACCTTCGACAACATCCCGTCAGCCAACAACCTGATAGCCTGTGGCTTCAGACTGGTTCGACCTACTGAGCCTTGGGGCCTCCCCGAGTCTCTGCATTGGATCAAGAAGCTATGAACCCACTCACCTTCCCTCTGGTGAAGGTGCTCGTTGCTGTCCTTCTGGCCTCCCTACTCGCCCTTGCGGGTACGGGATGGGTCCTGAAGGGGCAGTTCGAGCGCAATGGACAACTTGTTGCGGAAAAGCAACAGTTGATGGAAGCGAATACAGCCCTTCAGGCCGCTCGAAAGGCGGATGGACGTGCGCTGACCCAGCTTCGCAAGAAAAACGCAGCCTCGGCCCGAGCAGCGGCCTCCGCGAGGGCCTCCCTCAACGCCGCCAAGGCGCAGAACCCCGAATGGACGGCTACGCCGGTCCCCCAAGCTATCCAAGAGGCCCTGAATGCCGAATCCACAGACCCCGGTCATGCTCCTGAGCGCCCTTCTGATGGCGAGTTGCGCAGCGGTGACCCCTACTTCGACGAAGCTCCTGCCCCCGGCGAGTCTCCTGGCTGATTGCCCGGCCCCTGCGCCCACGGTCAGCACCAACGGTGAGCTTGTCGATTACATCCTGGCCCTGCGCGGTGCGCTGCGGCTGTGCAATGACGACAAAGCCGCTCTCCGTGAGTGGGCGAAGGACTGAACATGACCACTCTGTACGACGTAGTAGCCGGCCAGACAGGCCGGTCGGTCCTACGCCCTGGCGAGTCCCGGCCCCTCACGGCTGCGGACATCGCTGGCGCGAACTTGGGCCAGCGCCCGGACCTTCTGGCGCACACCTATCGGGTCTTCCACCTGGACACCGATCCGACCGTCCTGCTCCGCAGTAACGGATCGCAGCTTCAGGTGATCGAGGACCAGGGCAAGTTCCAGGCTGAGCAGTCCAACCTCTCTCCCGTGTTCGTGGTGCCCGGTACCAACAACCTCGTGGATGCGTACAACGTGCCCATCTCGACTGGCGGCACGAGCTACTCGGAGTACAACACGTTCGCAGACCTCCCGGCGCCGACTTCTGTCGGCCTGACAGTGGTAGTCATCACAGCGACGGGAGTGCCGTTCATCAACAAGAAGGCCGCTGGTCTGTACCGCGCTGACGGCGCAGTCTGGGTGTACCTAGGCCCCGTGCCGGAAGGGTACTTCTCCGACAACGTGCTACGGTTCTACGACAACATCGACGCTAGCAAGCAAGCTGCCTTCGAGTTGGGCGGTATCACCGCCGCCACCACGCGGACGTACAACTTCCCCGACAAGAACGGGACGTTGGCCTGCCTGGACGATGTGACTCCCGGCCCACAGGGGCCTCAAGGCATCCAGGGTATCCAAGGAATACAGGGACCGATCGGTAACGACGGCCCGCAGGGAATCCAAGGCATTCAGGGTATTCAGGGACCGCAAGGCGACACTGGCCCGCAAGGCATCCAGGGTATCCAAGGCGATCCTGGCACGAACGGCTCTGTTGGCCCCGCCGGCCCTGGCGTAGTGACTGGCGGCTCTACCGGCCAAGTGCTCGCAAAGGTCAACGCCACGGATTACAACACCCAGTGGGTGAACCCGCCTGTCGGCCTCCCGGCCGGCGGCACTGCCGGGCAGTCTCTGGTAAAGATCGACGCTACGGACTACAATGCCCAGTGGGCGACCCTCGGGAGCACCGCCTCGGCCGACGCCTCGTGGAAGTTCAGCACAACCACAGCAGCCGCCGACCCGGGCAACAAGACGTTCAGGTTGAACAACGCCTCCTTGGCCGCTGTCACTGCGATCTACTTCAACGACACCACGGAAAACGGCTTCGACATCAGTACCATCGCCTCCTTCCTGGCGTCAGGCAATCGCATCTACATCCAGCAGGGCAACGACGCTTCCAAGGCGGCGCTGTTCCAGGTGAGTGGTGGGGCCGTGGTTGACAACGTAGGATGGTGGACAGTACCCGTGTCAGTGGTCAACCAGGGCGGCGTGCTGTACGACAACAACGCATCCTGCGCGGCCATCTTCGTCATGTCCGCTGGTGGCGGTGGCGGTGGTGGGCTGACTCTAGCGGAAACCCGCCGACTCATCATTCTCAGGGCATAACCATGATCGTTCTCAACGCAACAACGCAGACCGTAGAGGTCTTGCTGGGTGGCGCCTCCGTAGCGCCTCTCCCTATCGTGTCGTCCTGCCGTACGGTGACGCCGACCGACTCTGACGCCAGCATGGTGCTGGTCAACAGCAACGGGGCCACGGCTGTCACGGCGGTGGCTGCCCCGGCTTCCAGCGCGCGCAGCCTCGTGGACCTCCTTCAGGTCTACAATCCCAACACCGCCGCCGCAGTGGTGACGGTACGGATCAACCAGTCGGGCTCCTTCTTCATCCTGGCAAAGGTCACCCTGGCCCAGGACGAACGCTTGGAGTACGCTGACGGTTCCGGCTGGCGTGTGCTCAATTCAGCCGGCGCGCTGAAGACTGCCGTCAACCAAGGCAACAACGTGGTGGCTGGTGCAGCCAACGCAACGGTGCTCGGCTCGGATGTCATCAACAACAACGCCGTAGCCAACAGCATCGCTGATGTGACGGGCCTGAGCTTCCCGGTGGTCACCGGCCTCCGGCACTGGTTCAAGTTCCAAATCTACTACGCAGCCGCAGCGACGACTACTGGTAGCCGCTGGTGCCTCCAAGGGCCGGCTACTTCCTTCCTGGCGATCAACAGCCGGTACAGCCTTACGGCTACCACCGAGACCGTGAACTACGTCAACGGGTACGACCTGCCTGCCGCGAGCAACGCCTCGTCTGTAGCCACGGCGAGCAACCTCTGCCGGATCGACGGGTTCATCATCCCCTCGGCTGACGGTACAGTCATCGCCCGGTTCGCGTCCGAGATTGCAAGCTCGGCCATCACGGCGAAGGCTGGCAGCAAGGTCGAGTGGGGCGTGGTGTAATGATCCGCAGTGAGGACGTGTCAGGAGCAGTCTTGCGACTCTACCCAGAACAGAGCGCAGACAAGTACGCACCCTACAGCGCAAGCTGCGTGGTGCACATAGGCGCTGATGGTGTGCCGGAAATCAAAGCGATGTCCGGTACCTTCCATGCGCGCTACCTCAAGGAGTTAGCACAGTGGTTCCTCGTCCAGGGCTTCACCGAAGTCAAGGCAACGAGGGCGCCGGGGCATCGGCTACCAGGGGCCACCCGCAAGGGTGACTACTACTGGTGGACCGAAGCCTCACTCAAGCGCATAGCTTAATCCGAGTAGTTGACCCCACGCAGCAAGTTCGACTCAAAATCGCTGCAGAATTGCGAGGGGGCAACTCCGACTGTCGGGCTCGCGCGTACCCCCGTGCCGGCCTGAGATCGGAAGAGCGTCGTGTAGGGAAAGAGTGTAGATCTCGGTGGTCGCCGTATCATTAAAAAAAAAAG